CGGGTAATTGCAGGCAGATGTCGAACGCCATCAGATAGCCTCCGCCACGGGGCGAACCACCCTGCCCGCGATGTTTACCTGCGTGGCCTCGAGCGCGATGCCGCCGACCGCGCGGATCGTGAGCGAGGTCGTCGCCTGCAGCGTGACCGTGTTCGCCTCGGCGTTGAACTCGAGGTAGTCGCCAGTCTTCTTGTTGGTCAGTTTGAGCTTCCGCGCACCCTTGGTTTCGTCGAGCTCGATGCGGAAGGTCTCGGTGGCCAAGACCCGATTGTCGGGCGGGTCCTTCTGCGCCTCCTCCGGCACTTCGGATTGCCCGTCGGGCTTCGCCCAGTGCGCTGCGAGGTAATAGGGCTGGTCGATGTCCCCCTGATTGAAGAACAGCGCGACCTCGGCGTTCTCCTCGGGCACGGCGAAGAAGCCGCGGTCCTTCGAGCCGCCCCCGACGGTCCCGAGCGGCCAGGCCCACCCGCTGCTCGGCTCGATCAACCCGGGAACGCACACGCGGACACGGCCGAGTTGCTCGGGGTCTTTCCGGTCGACCACGTATCCCACGTACATGCCGAGCAGCCGCGTGTCGTTCTGCCCGAGGTCGTCATCGAATTGCGGATACACGATTATCGCCCTCCACCGTGTGGCCTTGCCTCGGGGTCATTCGAACGGCCGCTGTCGTCGCGGTATTCGACGTAGGTCTCCCCGGTCTCCGCGTTGACCCGTTCGACGGGCTGGCGTTTGCCAGGCACCTTGGGCGCCGACGCGTTGTGGTCGCCGGTCTGCGGCTTGGTGCGCTGCGAGCCCGCACCCCCACCCTGACCGGGCTTTCCCTTGCCGTCGCGCTTGAGCTTGAGGTCTACCGTGTAGCCCGACGACGACACGGAGTGCTTGGCCTCGGTCACGTAGTACTTCCCCGAGAGCAGCGGCGAGATGCCTCGGACCTCGACCACCGTCTTTGCCGCGATCGTGGGGTCGCCCACGACCTGCATCGTGAGCTTGATGGTCTCGCGCTCGGCCTTCACGAAGCGAGCGTCGGCTTCTCGCTGGGCAGCGGTCTTCGTGGTGGCCGTCGAGGGCGCGACATTCGCCGTCGCGTTTCGCTTCAGCACGGAGGTGGTGCCGTTGGCCGGGTTGACCACCTCGATCGTGTCGGCGAGCGTCGACCTCTTGGCCGTGTCGGCGTTCGACGACACCTCGTGCGTGGTCTTTGCCTTCGGGTCGCGTCCCTTCACGGTCACGTTGCCAGCACGCTTCGCGAGGTCGGAGTCCGTGTTGACGGAGATCACTTCGCCCCGCTCGGGGTCCGCGTACCACGTGAACACGTGGGTGGGCGCCGCATCCTGGCGTCGCGGGTGGAAGTGCAGCCCGGTGCCGTCCACGAAGAACTGGAAGCCCTCTTTGGCCGCGAGGCGCGTGAGGAAGCGCGCGTCGGTCTCGGCCGCCTGGTTGATCACGTCGAGCGCGTCGGGCGTGTCCTCGATGTCCACGAGCGCCCCCTCGTACCCGGCGTCCTTCGCGACCTCGCGGACGACCTCGGCGCGGGTCTTGCCCTCCCATCGCCGGGTCTTGGCTTGCTGGTTCATGAGCGTCGAGAGCGCCTGGCCCTCCAGCGTGAGCTGCTGGAAGCCCTTCATCGACTTGATGACCGCGCGCTTTGGCGGCGACATGTTGCCGGGGTACCCCCAGGAGACCTCGACGACGGCGCCGCCCATGAGCTCCTCGCGGTCGAACAGGGCGAGGTCGAAGTTGTCAAGCAGCAGGGAGAGCTTGTCGGCCTTGTTGTCGCAGTCCTCGAAGGTCATCGAGAGCAGGCGACCGCCCAGGTCGAGCGGCTCACCAGCGGCGGCTTTCTCGTCCTTGAAGAGCGCGAGGCGGACGCCGGGGGAGGAGCGATTGGAGAACATGGATGAGACTCGCCGAAGAGCAGAGCCTTCCCACGCGCCGGCCGGGACAAGGTGCTATCCCGCTTCCCTCCTCCTCGCCTCCGCCAGGACCACGTCCGTCAGAACCCGTGTCGACGGGATGACCACCGTCGACCCCTCCTCGAGCGCGAGCGTAGGGTCGAGGATCGGGTCCGGCTGGAAGTCGGCGATCGCCCACCAGAAGCCGCACGCCCGCGGTAGCGGCGCGAAGTAACGACCGGCCAGGTCGAACAGCGTCTCGCCGCCGACGACGCGGTGGATGCGGTTGTCGGCGAACACGCGGTACCGGAAGGGCTCGCGTTCGGTGAGGAACCTTCGCCCGTCCTCGTCGAGCACACCCAGGCAGAAGCCGTGACGCGAGCCGGATTGCGGGGGCATCAGACCTCTTGCCTCCGTTCTTCGGAAGTCACACGCATGTCGAGGATCTCCTCGAATGTGACGACAGCCGTGTACACCTGCACCTTCCCGTCAGCCGCGAACTGCTTGTACTGGAACTCGAGGTCGGTCAGCACCGTCTCGATGGTGAGCACGTTCGGCCAGATGAACAGCGTTCGCGGCGGGGCCGTGGCGGGCACGCCCTCTGTGCCCTTGGGCGGCACAGTGAGCGCGCGGAGGAACCCGCGGAATTCGAGGATGTCGGGCGTCGCGATCTGCTCCGAGGAGAAGAACCGGTCCAGGTAGAACTCCACGCCGGAGAGCTGCCGGTTTCCTGTCGATTGGAACTGCAGGAGCTGGTGCGACAGCCCGGGCACCGTGACGCGATTCCAGTTGATCTGGACCTTCTCCGAGAGTTGCGTGGGGTTGAACAGGCAATCGATGCTTTCTGCCGTCTCGACGTTGACCAGCGAGCAGCGCGTCGGGCGGGTTCCAGCGTACTCGATCCCCATCGCGTCCTCAGTACGCCGGCACTGGCGAGAAGCTGCGTGAAGCCGTGTCCGAGCCCGCCTTGTGGACCGCGCGCGCCACGGTCTGCCCATCGATCTGCACGTTCACGATGACGGGCTGAGGCGGCGGGACGTTCTGGGTCACAGGCAGCGCGAACGGATTCGGCTGGGTCGACAGCGGGAGCGATGCAAGCGCGGGCATCGGCGTGGTCGCAGGCGTTGCCGACGCTGGCGCTCGGCCGGCCGTGGTCGGCTTCACTGGTGTGAAGCTGAGCGACTCGACACCGAAGTCCTGCGCCATCTCGCGGTGGGTGAAGCCCTTGAAGTCCCGCACTGCGGACTGGATCCCGGTCGAAGCGCCGAACAGGCCGGCAATCGAATCGATCACGCCGCCGATGGCTCCCGCGAGCTCGAGCACGGCGCCGATTACCGCATCGATCACACCGAACGCGATGAGCTTCATGCCGGTCCAGATCTCGCTCCACGAGCCGCTGAAGATGCCTCCGATGATGAACACCACGCCGGTAACCACGTCGGCCAGCCCGGAGAAGATGGCAATGACGGCGCCGACGACGCCGCTGACGATCGACACCCCAGCCGAGATGACCGCCACCACGAGGCCGATCGCCCCGACGATAACCGACACGGCGAACCCAATGACCGTGCCGAGCGAGGTCCAAGCGTCGCCGTTCTCACGGGTCGCGCTCGCGTTTCCGGACAGAGCGTTGATCGACTCGGCGAGCTTCGCTCCGAGCTGCGTGACCGCATTCGATAGCAGCTCCGCTGCGGGGCGCACCATGTCCCATGCGCTGGCAACACCGGTGGCGATCTGGATCACCGCCGTCATCCCCTGCATCAGGAGGTCGAATGCGACCGCGAGGGTCCTCCCCACCGATTCCCCGGTGGTGCCGAATGCCTTGAACTTCTCGCTGGCAGCGCCCGCATCGTCGCGCTCGCTCAGGAACCCGAGCGCTACGCCGAGACGCTCCAGCGCGGCCATGAACCGGTCCAGCGTGGGACGGGCTGCTTCCACGCCAGCCGAGAACCCCGTGGCGATACCCGAGAAGAAGTTGCTGATTCGATTGCCCCACAGGAAGAGGTTGATCAGGAAGTCCTTCAGCCCCGCGTTCTCTGCCTTGTTGAGCTCCTCACGCACGGCGCCCGAGAACCCGCCCTGCTCGACGAGCTGCTTGATGGCGTCGAAGAAGAGCGATACGCGCGCCCACATGCGCCGGGAGAGGTCCGCGATGCCTCCCACGTTCTTCTGGAATGCCACGTAGAGCCCCGCGACGGCGAGGCCGACCGCAGCGACCACTGCGATCGCAGGCAACATCACGGCCAGAATCCCGCTGATCGTGATTCCCGCAGCCTTGAGGCCAATCACGAGCAGCGCGATACCCGCCTTGGCGGCGATAGCCGCGCCGACGACCGTGAGAATCGCGCCGGCGCCGACGAAGAGCGCGGCGAAGCCCTTCGTCACCGGGCCGGGCATCGCGCGGACGAACCGGATGAACCCGTTGAGAGCGTCGATGACCACTGCGATGATCGGCTTGAACACCTTGGCAAAGGGCTCGCCAACGACGATCGCCAGCGTCTCGAGCGAGCCGCTCAGGAGCTGCTTCTGCCCAGCGAAGGTGTCGAGCATCTTGTCGCGGAACGCGGCCGCGGTGCCTCCGGCGTTCTCGAACTGCTTGCGGAGGTAGGCGATTGCGTCGGCGCCTTTCACCGTCGCGCCGGTGTTCGTGGTGATGCCGTTGGTCACCTGCGTAAGAATCGCCTGCAAGCTGCCGAGTGCGTGGGCCCCGAACGTGTCGATGAGGAACGAGGACCGCTTCGCGTCGGTCATCTCGTTGAGCTTCGGGACCATGTCCCCGATGATGTCGAGGAAGCTGCGGAAGCCCCCTTCCTTGGTCGTGACCGACACGCCGAGGCCCTTGAGGGCGTTCTGGACCTTGTGGTCGGCCATGCGCTCCATCGCGACCGCCAGGCCGGTGGAAGCGCGCTCGACGCCGGGGATGATGTTCTTGACCAGGCCGAGGGAGACGAGCGTCTCCGACATCGACTGGTGCAGCGCCTGTGCCCCGCGCGATGCGATGCCGAGGGCCATGGGGAGCTCGGACGCGTTCAGGGCGAACACGTTGACCGCCTGCAGCATCTGGTCGACCGCGATCGTCGCGGAGTCCGCCGACAGCCCAAACGCCTTCAGCGCCTGCGACGCCAAGCCCGCGGCCTGTGCTGGGCTCAGCTCCCCGAGGGAGCCGCCCGCGAGGTCGAGCACGGGGATGAGCAGCTTCATCGAGTCCTGGGCGTTGAAGCCCGCCTGCGCGAGCTCCTTGAGCCCGACAGTCGCCTCGGTCGGCGAGAACTGGGTCGCGATGCCGGCGTCGATGGCAGCGTCCTTGAGGAGGGCCAGCTCCTCCCTGGAGGCGCCCGACACCGCGGCGACGGCCGCGATCGCCTGCTCGAACTGGCCGGCCTTGTCCGCGAGGGCGAACGCCCCGCCAACCATGGCGGCGCCAGCGGTCATCACCCCGAGCCCGATGCTGAGCTGCCCGAACGCCGACGCAATGCTGTCGGTGCCGAGGCCGACCCGCCGGTCCAGGCTCATGAAGTGGCGCTCGAGCGACATCATCTTCGACGACGCAAGATCGCGGGCGGTGAAGATGAAGCCGAGACCCATGTTGTTCATCATGGCTGGTCACCGTTTCTTGCCGGCGCGTTCGATCTCCCTGGCTTCACGCGATCGTTGGTCGCCGATGCGCTCGATGAACCAGTCGCGATCGGCCGTGGTCATCTCGAGTGCCTCGCCCATGCTCATGCCGAGCCCCGACCCGCCGTGCTGGCGCCAGCAAAGCTGGAACAGCGCCTCGCGCCAGGCGTCGGGGTCTACTGCGGGGAGGAGCCACTCGGGTCCCGCCTCCGTGCCGTCCGGGCCTTGCCCGGAAGGAAGAAGCTCTGGTCGAAAGGGAGCTGCACGTGTTGCCGCGCGAAGCACTCGGGGCACTCCACCTCGATCGTGGTCTCGACGCCGCAGTCCACGCGGTCGAACTCGTCGAGGAGGTAGTCCGCGTCCCGCATCGAGATGTCCTCGAGGAAGCGGCGCTTGTCCTTGTCCTCGACGCCCTCGACCTCGAGGCAGCGGAAGGCGAGCATCGCGGAGAGCATGCGCTCGCCGGCGTTGCGTTTGATGGCGGGCAGCTTGTGCTCGTCGGCGCCGGTCAGCAGTCGGAACCACGCTCGGCGCCCCGCATCGGGAAGCTTCGTCTCGAAGCGGTTCCCGTCCAAGAACGCGGCTCGGCTTGACTCCGAGAGCGAACGGACCGGGAGCTGCCGCAAGTCGAGCTCCCAGTCGATGCGCGCCCGGCAACCGGCCTCGCTGCACGTGACCGAGAAGGCGTACTCGGAGCCGTAGGTCAGCGCGCGGATCTCGATCAACGCGAAGAACCTGTCCCCCTGCAGGACCTTGTCCCAGTCGATCGTCTTGCCGCCGAAGTCGTAGGGGCTGGCGTCGTGGGTCTCCTCCCAGCAGGCGCGAAGCAGCTCGTCGACGACGCTGCCGGTCTTGGCGAGCTTGCGATCAGCGAGGAAGCGCTCTTCGCGGACCTTGAGGCCGCGGATCGAGCCGGTGAGTCCCGTGGGGCAGGTGATGATGTGGGGCATGCCGTTGCCTTTCGGAGCGTGGGGCTCCCAGGAGGCAGAGCGGAATCGATCTCGATCTGGGACAAGAAGAAGTGCATCATCCACGGACCCAAAGCGCGGAGGTGCCTGGATGGGACAACTCTCTGATGCAGCACGGGCTTGGTGTCGAGCGATGAGCAAGCTGCGCGTGGCAGCGCCAGGCGATGCACAGCGGAAGGCCGACGCTGAACTGAGAAAGGCGTTCGACGGGATGGTCTGCGCCTACGTGCTCCCACGGGACGGCTGGGACGAAGCGGACCGAACGGCTGACAACCTCCTGATGGAACTTGACCACCGCATTCCTTGAATGGAAGGCACCGGGTAGCCAGACCATGACGTCGCAATTCCCGCACTTCGATCGAGCGCAGACGGAGTACGACCTCTACTCACGACAACTGAACGATGTTCTTTACGGGATGTGCCGGGACTGGCCAACCCACGAAGACCGCGGCCAGGTATGGGCGAAGGTATGGATCATTGGACGGTCCTACGCGAGTGGCCTGGAGAGACACGCGAACGACGGCCTGGGAATGGTAGTCGATCGGCTGTTCCGAAATCGTCGCTCGCTGGATAGACTGACGTCCGAATTGCGAGAGCTCGACGCGGAGGTCACATTCCCCAGCATCGCCAAGGCAGCAAGAGTGCACGGCTATCTACTCAACAAGTTGCTTCCTCACATGCGTGAGGGCAACCGCCCGCGCTCGTTCGTCGCGAAGTACCTTCACTTCCACGCACCCTGTATCCCAATCTATGACAGCGTTGTGAGCGGGAGAATCAGCTCGCGAAAGTGGTATCCGTGGAAAAGGCAGTGGACGTCAGATTTCCCTCCGCCACCCGCCGCGGACAAGGAATACTGGGCGTACTGCGTTCGGCTTGCACATATGGCAGACGACTGGCGTGCCGAGGGAATGATGCCAGACGCGCGTATGCTTGATTACTATTTGCTGACGTTCCGGGATTAGCGAGCGCCGAGAAGAGCCGTGCCAACCTGCATCTACTGCGAGAAGGAAAACCTGACCCCGTCGATCGAGCATGTCGTCGCCGAGGGGCTTGGCGGGTGCCTGAAGCTTCCGGCCGAAGCCGTCTGCACTGCGTGCAACAATAAAGTGCTCGGCGACGCCATCGATGTTCCTGTTCGGGAGGACCTCAAACAACTCCTCGTAGAGCACGGCGTCGTGGGCAAGTCGGGCACGGCGGCGACCATGGTTGTGATGCACCCCGATCCACGTGAGGGGAAACGGACCTATCGCATTTCGAAGACCGCGATCGCGAGCAACGAAAGACGCAAGCTGCTCCGCCGCCAAGGCGACACCTACGAGTTTCGTGCTTCGTCACGGCAGGAGTTCGAGAAGATCCGTGCTGAGCTTGAGACCAAGAACCCAGGCAAACGTGTCGCACTCGACCAGATCGAGGAGAGGCTACCCGACGTGCCGGAGGGCCACTTCCGCGAGGTAGACTTCCGCGCGCCGCACTGGAGCCGGTGGGCGGCTAAAACCTGCCTCAACCTGATCGCGTACGTGTGGGGGCTTGCCGCTGTCCGGTCGTCTCACTTCGCCAGCCTGCGCGCGCACGTCATGGGCGAAGGCCCTACGCCACAAGGCCTGGCCTTCGGCGGGTGCGGTTCGGACACGGTGAACGCGGACGAGACGCCAGCGGAGCACCGAATCGAGCTGACGAGCGCTGGTGATCGTGTCGTCGTGGCGATGATCTCGTTCGACTACTGTGGCTTCAGGTACGAAGGGGACGGGCCGCCCTCTCTCCCGACCATGACTCGCCGTATCGTTCTCGACGCGGCCAACGCGAAGGTAGCGTCCGGCGAGAGCCAGTGACTCGGCTTCACTGGATCAACTCGAAGAAATCGTACGCCAGCGTCACCGACTCGATCACGTTCTCGTCCGCCTCGTTGTCCCACTCCCCCGCGACGAACTTCGTCGGCCAGGCGCGTGACAAGCACCAGCGGCGCAGCGTTGTGCCGTCGCGGTCCTGCTGTACGATGTCGAGGTTGCGCTTGTAGTACGGGTCCGTGAGGCCGAGCCCGCTCGAAGTCACGACCACATCCTGTAGCCAGTCGAACAGGTCGCGGTCGACCGTGGCGCCGCGCTCGAGCGTGACGTCCGCGAACGTCACGCGGCCCGGGCTCTTGTTCGGGATGAGCGAGCCGCCCTCGAAGTACTGCACGTTCGCGACCTCGACCGACAGCTCGCTGCACTTCTGGAAACCAGCGTGGCCGATGTCGTCGATCTCGACGACGAACTTGAACTTCTTGTGGAAGCTGCGCGGGTTGCCGATGACTGCCATGACTCCTCCGATCAGCCGCCGGCAGCGGCGAGCTCCGCCTCGAGGGCGCGGGTGTCCTGCGAGATGCGCAGCACGATGAACTCCGCCGGCTTGTTGGTGGCGAGCCCCACGCGCGCGATCAGCTTGCCGGCGAACACCACGCTGGGCGTGTTGAGCTGGTCCGAGACGTCGACGAAGAACGCGGTCTTCGGCTCACGGCTGCGGAACGCACCGTTGTTCATCTGCGTGAGCAGGAACGCCGTGATGGTCCGGCGGACCGTGGCGCGCAGGCCTTCGGTGTTGTTCTTGTGCCTCGCGAACTGGAGTCCTTGCTTGAGGCTGCGCTCGATGAAAATGACCCCGCGGCGCTCGGCGACGTACGGGAAGTTGCCGTCGCCCTTGAGCGTACGAGAGCCGTCGATGAAGCGTGGGAGGCCCGGGCCCGTGGTGAGAGGGTTGATCCGCTTCGGGTAGACCAGGTCGCGCTTTCGCTCCTCGAGGACCTCGTCGCTCTCGAAGCCGAGCACGCCGAACATGCGGCCTGCGTCGATGCCGGCGGGCGGGTCGTAGATGCCTCCGGGGTGGGCGGCGTCGGTGCGCGCGTAAACGCCCGCGAGGATGCCTGACGGGGGCACCACGAGCTTGTCCTGCGAGCCGAACACCGCCTTCGACGGGTTGAGCACCTTGACCCTGGGCCAGTACAGGGCGCCGAACTCGGACAGGTTCAGGAGCGCGGCGGTGAGCTCGACGTAGCCGACGATCTCGATCGCGGACATCCCCGCGGGCGGGTCCAGGACCGCGAACACCGTCCCGCCGCGATCGACCTCGCAATACCGGAGCATCGCGTTGTGGACCGCCGACGTGGCGCGCCCGGGGATGAGCAGTAGGGCGATGTCCTGCACCTGGTCGAGGGCGTGCATGCCAGTCTTGCCCGTGGGCGAGCCGATGAAGTCGTTGTCGTCGAGGCCGGCCAGCCCGTCGTCGCCTCCCGCAAGCTGCACGGCCTGGATCGCCAGAGAAGGCGAGCCCTGGAGCAGTTGGTCGATGACCCGGATCAGGTTCGAGCCGGTGCGGGCGTCGTTGACGACACGCTCAACGTAGCGCTCCGCACCGGGCGTCATTCGGACGTTTGGGAAGACCTCGCGGTAGACGCCGTCCTCGACCACAGCCAGGTCGAAGGCGCCGACCTCCCCGGAGCTGGGCACGCGAACCTCGACCTCGATGCTGTTCGCGTACGCGCCCGGGTCTTTCCCCTCGACGCGCAGCGCGTTTGCAGCGCCGGACGCGGCTCCCTGGTGCAGAGCCGTGTCGAGGCCGAAGCCCTGCGACGTAGCCGCTCGTACCTGAACCTGAGCGGTCGCCCCGGTCGCGACGGTCCGAACTTCGAGAAATCCGCCAGGGAGCGTCGACACTATGACACCCGCGATTGCGGCCTCGACGATCTGCTGGACCTCGAGCGCGGTGACCGCGTGCACGTCGCCCACGTTGCCGGTGCCGAGGGACGGGTTGGCGGGGAAGCCAAGCACCGTGTTCGCAGTGCCCCCGGTCACCTCGACCCGGCTCGTGGTGCCCATCCGGTCGCTCGCAAGCCGGACGGCATTCCCGGAGACAATCGCCTTCCCGCCCTCGAGCCTCGCGTTGACGGCGGCAGCCACTTCGTTGGCGGTCGCGCTGGCGATGCTGTCGAAGTCCGCGGTCGCGAATGCCAGAACCTGCGGAGGGCCGCCGTCGATACGGACCGTGAGGGCCTGGCCGTCCGCCAGGGCGAACGGGCCTGCCACCGACTCCACGTATGCGGGAGCCCCCTGGAACACCGCTTCCTGGTCTGCGCCACCATTCACGGCGCCGACGAGCTTGTCGCCGTTCTCGAGCCGGAAGGGGGCGGGCGCGGTGCCGACGACCGTCGCAGGGGTCGGTGCCCCCGGCGACGTCAGGTAGCCCGACGCACGGATCGCCGTCGCGGTCCCGGCCTCCGCGATTTCAGCGTGATGGCACGTGCGCACGCACCAGAGCTGAGTCCCTCCATTCTCGAAGAACCCCATGGCGCCGAGGGTCATGTCCGCAGCCAGCGTGAATCCCCCGAATCGGGTCTGGTATTCCTCGAACGACGAGCACAGCACCTGCACATCGATGGGACCGCGTTCGGCGATCCCGACCGCCGCGGCGACCGACGTGGGAGCCGAAGGAATGCCGCGCACGCGAGGCTCTTCCTCGACGACTACGACTTTGGATGACAGCAGCTCTCCACTCATCGATTACCTCGCAGTCGGACTCGAGTCTTCACGGCGCGGCTCCGTGCGCGCCGACGTTCACCTCCGCGCCGGCGTCGGACACGGCCTTGCCCAGGTCGAGGAGCTGGCCCTCGTCGATGTCGAAGCCGCGGACGACGAGGCCCCACGTGAACGCGCGGACCTCGTCCTTGCCTTCGAGGTTCACGTGCAGCTCGCCGAGGGGATCCATCTCCCAGCGTACAGAGCCCCGCGCGGGCTCATCGGGGTCACGCAGCATCGTGAGCCACCGGTTGGTGTTCAGGAAGGTCGAGGTGGCACCGATGAGGTTGAGCAGCTCGACGGCTCTGTCAGAGGCTCCCGTGATGCCAAACTCCAGGTCGACCGTGAGGGGCGGCCGGCGCCGTCGGAGCTCGGGGCCCGAGGGGCCGACGACGGCTTCCTCGAGCAGCTCGTTCGTCGAGAGCGCTCGATTCTCGCGCAGGCGAGGACCGGAGAGGACAAGCGAGGGGAGCTTGGAGATCGCGATGACATCCAGGCCGTCCAGTGGTGTGTCATCGAAGTCGACCGCGACCGACAGGGAAACGTTCTCGATGACCTGGCGCTTCAACTCGCGCAGCAAGGCGCGAATGAGCCGCGTGAGGTCTGCCTCGCGCACGATGCGCGGCCGCAGGAACCGGTAGGCGGCGGACAGGAGCGCGAGCTCGCCGGGGACGAGGTGCCCAGCAGCATCGAGATTCTGCAGGGCGATATCGACCAGCGCCTCGGCGTGCGGTGGGGTTCTGACGACCGCGATCGATTGCGCGCCGTCCTGACGAACGGATTCCACCACGGCGTCGGCAGCGCCGAATCGGACTGCCACCTTGATGCCGAATCCTGTCCCCCGCAGGGTGACCAGGTCGCCGCCACTGGTGGGGCCGGACGCCGGCTCGGGGGGGAGAAGCGTGGGAATCGCCACGGCCTACACCCGCAGCCCGATCGCTCGGGCGATGCGCTGGAGGAATCGCTTCTGCACGCCCTTCTTGAACGCTTCGAAGGCCGGCCGCAGGAACGGGCGAGGAGGAATCTGGATCACGACGACACCCTTGCCGCCGCCGGAATTGGAGGGCTCGACGCCCGCCTTCTTGAGCAGCGCGAACAGGAATCGCCGCATCTTGGGGGTCATGGGCACGACGAAGGGCCCGGCGCCGAACTCGTGGATCTCGGCCACGTTCGCGAGCGACGAGCCTCCCTTGCCTCGGGCCTTTCGGAGCACGCCGACGAACACCTCGTCCGCATCACCAACGACTGTGATGGAGTTTCGTAGGTCGCCTTTCCGGATGAGTGCTTTGCTCCCCCCGAAGCCCTTGAGCTGCCGCGCTGCGATGGTCGTGGGGGCAAGTGGCGAGAACGCCTGGCCGCCAGGAGCCTGGTTCGTGATCCCCTGGACAATCTCCTTGCGGAGGCCCTGCGCCTCCTGCTTGAGCGCCATGGAGACCGCGCCCTTGAGGCGGGCGCCTCCCCCGGCGAGGATTCGCCTGGCGAGCGCCCAGTCTCCGGTACGCAGCACGGCCATCGGTCAGTTCGTGGGGTGGCGGAGGTCGTGGGCGTAGGCGTCGAGGTACTCGATCGCGGCGTGGCTCGCGTGATTCGTGATGGCCCCCCTCTTCACCGCTTCCGACGCCATCCGCACGGTCGTTGCCGCCACCTGGATGTCGGCCTCACTCACGTTGTAGGCCTTCAGTGGAGCGACCAGCTTCTCGGCGGGGATGAGCTCCCCAGTCCGCCAGTACTGCAGCTCGAGCTGGCAGCGATATGCCTCGGCCTCGAGGTGCGCCCGCCCGCTCGACGAGCCCAGGTACTTCCACGCGAACCGGAGCGGTCCGAGCCAGTCGAGCTGGTGGATGTGCTGGCACTCGTGGGCGCAGACCATGATCTGGCCCCACAGGCTCCACTCCGCCGTAGGGACACCGATGTCGAATGGCACATAGATTCGCCGCCCGATGGTGGTCGCGTAGTGCGCGAGGAACTTCTCCGGGTCGAGAATGCCTGCCTTGCCGAGCAGCATCGCAAGCGCCTTCATCTCGAACGAGTTGCGCTTGTCGACCACGGAGGCCTTGAAGACCGCCAGCATGTATCGCCAGTACTTCTCTACTTGTTCGGGAGTCGGGTCCTTCACTTCTCACCTCCATCCACCGACGCGTCGGTCGGAACCGGCAGGCACGTATGCCCGGAGCCGTCCTCGAGGGGCAGGCAAGTCCACTGCCCACCGCTGAAGGCGGAGACCTCGTTGCAGTCCATGAACGTGGCCCAGCGCTCGTCGCTCTCGCAGACCTGGACCTCCTCGCCGGAACAGCGGGTCTCGTTGACCAGGCACTTCTTCTCCGGGCCACAGGCGCAAAGCGCGAACACAGGAATCAACAGCAGCAGCTTGCTCATCCGGATACCCCTCTTGGAGCCGCTGTCTCGCGATCGTCGAAGGTCGCGAGCAGCAGGTTGCGCCGCGGACGCGGCATGAAGAGGCCGAAGCCCATCGGCTTGGCCTCGGTGACGTAGAGCCCTGGTGGCGTGCGCACGGCCTGCACCAGGGAGCCCGCAAGGTCGTGAATCGCCCCAAGCCGGTCTCCCACGCGAATCAGCGCGTCGCCGGAGGCGGCGTCGACGAGCCCGAGCCGCTCGAGGTCAGCGAAGTGGAACACCAACCGAACCCGGGACCGCGGCGAGTTCCCGGAGGCGTACTCCTGCAGCGCCTCGAATGCGTCGGGCTCGACCTGGCAGGGAATGCGCACAGCCGCATGCTCCTTGCGGATGCGCTCGCCAATGCCGTCGTCGTTCGTGTCGACGAGCACCGGTTCCTTGAAGTCCGGGTCGTAGCCTCCCGTGAGCGGACCGGCGCCGTCGGGGTCTTCGACGGCGAGCGTCCTGGTGTCCAATCGATGGACCTCCGCCAGGAACTTGAAAATGAGCCGGCCGCGCATCAGACCGCCCCGAGGCCGATGGGCTTTCGATAGCGCGCCAGAAGCAGATCAATCTCGGGGTCGCTGGTGAACGTCACAGCGACGCCGGACAGGGGCGAGAGCCGATAGCTCTGGTCGCGCGTCCGCTCCTCGAGAATCCGCCACTGCGACTTTGCTGCGGCCGCCTCGGCATCGCCCAGCAGCGGGAGCCAACGCATGACGAGCAGCATCGCGGCGCGACGAATCGCGACCGGCGTTCTTCCAAGAGCGGTCCCGTCCGGCTCGGTGTAGCCCCACACCCCTGAGGCCACGACGTTGTCGCTCCCCTTGGGGAAGGTGCAACCGCGCAGGAGCGTGAACCTCGGCGCATCGAAGCCGGGCAGAACCGGGGCCCCGCGAATGGTGATGTCGTCGTCGGCAAGGGATGCCACCACGCCGCCGATGAGCAACTCGTCCACGCGGATGGGAGGGAACGGGGGCTCCACGGACGGCGTGCCCCTGCCATCCATGCGCACGACCAGCGGACGGGGCTCGAAGAACCACCCCGTCACGTGGTCGACAAAGGCAGATGCCTCGGTAAGCAGAGCGGTGAGCCGCTCGTCGCTCGCCATGGCGGGCGTCACGCCTTCGCTGCGCATGTCGGCCAGGGACGCGTACACGTCAGCCCCGGTCCTTCCTCCCCTTGGGATCCGCGCCATTCGTCTTCGCGGGCTCGCCGAGGTGGGCAGTGGTCAGCACGCCGTCATTGCGCGACGGGGACAGTCGCACGTCGTCGGTCGCGCTGCGGCGCACCTTGGTCTCGACCTCATCACGCACGTCAAGCGCCTTGGCTTCCTCGTCGGTGCACACGTCGAAGGCCAGGGGCGAGTACTCGTCATTGGCGACCTGGTGCACGCCCCGCAGGTAGTCGGCTACCGCCTTGGTCACGCGGTGCCAGCCGCGCTCTTCGTGGATCTTCACGCCCGAGTACGTGAAGCGTCGCAGCACGTGACCCCTTCGCGGGTCGTAGGGCTTCAGTCGAACAAGCATCGTATCCATGCGACTGCCTCACAGCTGGATGTTGATCGCCTTGGCGGTGCCGTTCTCGTCGGCGAACTTCACGTCGAAGCGGAGCGTGGCGACGATGCGCAGCACGCCGGCGGACACGTCACGGAACGACTCGAGGCGGATCTGGCGCCAGATGCCGACGTGGACGTTCTTGGGGTTGCACAGCAGCGCAACGGTCTGGTTGTTTCCCGGCCCAAGGTTGTCCGGGAAGAGCGGAATCGGCGTGACTGGCACGCCCGAGTACAGGACCGGAGTGTCGTCCTCGAGGAACTTGTCGCCGCCCACGGTCGCTCGCTCCGCCAGCGAATTGCGGTACTCCAGGTCCGCATCCACGCTGGTCAGGTACGACATCGACTTCTTGTCGCGCAGATACTCGGTCGGCAGCGACTTGAGCAGGTCGCGCAGGATGTTCTTGGTCAGCGGGCCACCCGCGACATCGACCACGTGGGAGGTCGACTGCTTGAGCACGCCGTCGAGAACCGCGAGGAACGGGTCGGCAGAGGTCTTGTCGCCGTTGATGACGATCTCCTCCATGTCCCGGCCCGCGGCCTCCGCGATCATCTCAAGGATGGTCTGGCGGAGCTCACCGCGCTCGATGTTGTCCTCGAGCACCTCGTCCGACAGGTGCACCTCGGCCTTGACCAGCTGGGCATCGAGCTCGAGGAACGACAGGTCCGGCCGGCTGCGCTCGGCGGGGGTCAGCGCGACTCCCTCGTGCCCCGGACGCAGGATTCGGCTGCCGAACCTGATCTTCGACACCTGGTACTTGGGCGCGGGCATCGGGACGACGGTCGCCGCCTGCATCAGCACCGACTGCTTGACGAGCAGCCGCATGAACTTCTGCGCCTGCGCGGGCAGCAGGATGCCGCCCCCAGCGGTGAGGTCGGCGATAGCGAGGTCCGCCTTCTCGAGCAGCGTCCGATTCGACGTGTAGCTCATGGGTCTTCCTTCCTCAGCGGTCGTGGAAGGAGGTCGTCTTGTCGACGCTCTCCCGGTCCATCGGGCGGTTGAGATCGAGGGGCCAGCTCACTTCCTCGGTGCCGGGTCGCCCGGTGGGGCGCTCCGGAGCCTGGCGGCTATTGGGGAGTCCGACTCCCTTCTCCAGGCGCCCGAGACGTTGCGACGTATCCTTCATCGCGTCGGTGAGTGTTCGAAGCGAGGTCGCCACCGACGCGAGGTGCTTGCTCACCTCGTCGGGTTCACTCGCCGGCTGCGCGGGAGTGGAGTCCTGGTCGGTGGGAGTCGCGGGCTGCGGAGCCAGTGCGGGCACGGCGTCGCTCTTCGTCGCAGACGAGGCGAGCAGCTCCGCCACCTGCGCGAGCATCGAGCGGACGCCCTCGACCCCGGTGCTCACGTCACCGGACGCCTCCGCGGCTGAAGGTTCGACGCCTGCTGCCGCCGCGAGCTGGCCTGCAACCGAAGAGAGCTCTTCCGCGAGCTCGGCGACAATCGGGGTCGTGTCGGCGTCGCCAACGATCTGACCGAGTTGCTCGATCGCGTTGGTCAGCGCCTCGAGCGCGGTGGTCGCGATGCCGATCGCGTCGCCGATCGCCTTGCTCACCTGCAGTGCGCCCTCACTCTCCGGCGCACCGGGAGCCGGCGGGGGCTTTGCGCTGCTCTTCTTGGTCTTGTCAGCCATGGATTCATCCCTCTTCACGACGAGAAATCGGTGCTTGTTCGCCGCGCGGTCGACCAGTGACACCTCCTCGACGACCATGTCGATGAGCCGGTGAACGCCAGCATTGGGGTCTTCGGGTGCGCTCAAGCGGGAACCTCCTGAGCTGCAGAGTCAGTGGCTCCCGAGTCGGGGACAGCTGGTTCGGGGACTTTTCTCGCCGTCCCCCCAATGCTGAACCCCGTCAGCGTGCCTTCCTTCACCTGGCCCCAGAGTTCGTCGGAGATGACGTGCACGCCGAGAAGCCAGGTCCCTTTCCGCACCGTCACGCCCGCAAGGTCGAAGTCGACCGGTGCGAGGTAGCTCTCGAGAATCTTCACCTGATCATTGACGCGCATTCGGTGCATCAGCCCGAGACCGCCGAACTCCTCCATGAACCGGTGCGCGGCCTGGCGGATCTCGTCGGCGGAGTAGATGTCGCCCTGAGCGTCGACGACCTCGGGCTCGAGCACGATCCCGAGCACGAAGCGCTCATCGCCCGGGTCCGTTCCCTTCAACAGGCCGCACGTCCGGGTGAAAGGCTCGCCTTCGCACTTCGCCACGAGCTCGAACTCCACGCTCTTGCGGACGGGGTAGTTGGCGCAGAACAGGCGCATGGCCTGCTTCGCACCCCCGCGGCCGGAGGCCTCGCGGACCTTGAGCTTGAAGATGTGCCCGACCTTCTTGAACGCGGCGACGTTCTCTGGGCTGTTGTTGAGTACGGCAATGAACTTCCCGCGAATCCCCTTCAGCACGCCGGTGAACTCGTCGAGGTCGATGACCGCGTCCTTGTCGAACCACTCGCCCGGGTACGGCGGGTCGATGAAGAAGAATGTATCGGGGCCGTCGAGCTTCTCGATCGTCTTGCGGTAGTCCTGGCGAAGGATGGTCACGTCGCGCAGACGCTCGGCGGCTTTCAGGTACTTCTCGGGATTCGTGGTGGAGCCCAGGTGCTGGCGCGCTGGATGGGTCCCATCGGGCCGGCAGTCCCGTGCATGCGTGCGCACAAAGACCAGCTTGTAGAACCGCGCGAGGTCGTCCTTGGGCTCGAGGTCGCGGGCCTTGGCGAAGGTCTCCTCGGTGACCTCCCACGGGAACCTGCTCGAAAGCTCTTCGACCTGCTCGGGCGTGATCGCCTTGATGGCGCGGTGCAGGAACACCACGTCGGGATCGAGGTCGGCGAGCACTTCCTTCTCGGAGGGCTCCTTGGCGTGCAGCAGGGCGGCAGCGCCAGCGAAGGGCTCCACATACACCTTGTGCTCGGGGATGCGCGGTAAGAGGCGCTTGGCGTAGTGAAAGGACCCGCCGAAGGTGCCGAATGGCTGGGCCTTCTCCAGCTCGCTGGTGGAGGCTTCATCACCGGTTTGGCCTGATTCCAATGCCGATCCGTCAGCTATTCCGATGTCGGAATAGCCGGGCACCGACACCGTCGTGGTTCGCTCGGGCTCCTCAACCTCCCAACCGTCGTCCTGCAGCCCATCCAGGCTCTTGCGAGCAATGGCGTAGTTCGAGATGAGGAGTTGGGTGAGAATCGAAGGGCCGCCGACTCCGCGCATGGAACCGATGCTCCGGCGCGTGCGAATCCTGCGAATCTCGAATCCGGCTTCCTTCACGAGCCGCGGCAGCTCGCCGCGAATCCCGTAAGTGACAAGGAACTTGCCGTCGAGCTTGCACAGCAGAGCGCAGAACGCGGCTTCGTCGAAGGCGTCCTCGCCGACGTCGACGTTGTAGCCGGCGTAGGGAGGGTCGAGGAAGTGGACGGTGTCCTTGCCGTCGTACTTCTCGACGATGGGTCGGTAGTCACCGCCGTAGATCTTCACGCCACGTAGCCGAGGAGCGAACTGCTCGATCCGGTCGACGGTCTTCGCCTCGACGCCGCTCACCGAGGGCGAGAAGCTCTTGCCGCGCATCTTCCCGTACGAGAAGTGCGTCAGGTACAGGAAGCGATGCAGCCAGCCGACGTCATCGCGAGGGTTTTGGTCGATGAGGCTCTTGAACGTCGCCTCGTCACCCACCCACTGTTTCTCGCGAAGGCGTGCAATGTCCTTCGGCTTGAGCTTCTGGATGAGCTTGTACGCGCGCGCGATCTCGGTGTCGGCATCGTTGATCGCTTCGACCTCGCTGCTCTCCTTGGCGAAGAGCACTGCTGCGCTGCCAGCGAACGGCTCTACGTACGTCTTGTGCGCGGGGAGCATCGCGACCAGCCGGTCGGCGATACGCTTCTTGCCGGCCGGCGAGCCCCAGATGGTCTTGCACACCGGCGCGGTCCCGCGGCGGTCGAGCAACTCGTAGGCGCGCTCGATGGCGCGCAGGACGGGGTTACCCACGGCGCGCCTCCACGGGTGCGAGGCCGGGCTTCGAGGACGGGATTCGGGTTCGGATCCTGCGGTGGGTCACGCAGGGGGCAGAGGGGCGATGCCGAGGAGCGGGGACAGGTCCTTGGCGCTATCCGCCGAGGTGCTTGTGCACTTCTTCCATCCGCTTGAGGATCGTGTCGCGCAGCTCCTTCACCTCTTCGAGCTGCTCGGGGGTAAGCTCCGTGAAGTCGGCCTTGCGGAACACGAGGCGGCCGGTCGTCTGATCCCGCAGCAGCTTCGCGCACGAAGTCAGGACGCGGACGACCGTCGGCGTGGGCTTGCGCCCCTGCGGGTTCTTCTTGCTCTTCGCCCGCTCCTTGCGCACGAGCTCGCGAAGCTTCTGGACCGTGAGCTTCCCCTCGAGCACCTTCGCAGCCAGGTTCTCCGCCTTCTCCGGCGTGCTAATACCGAGCAACTCGGTCTTGTGGCTCGGCGGCAGCTTGAGGAACGACGACGACTTGGGAAGGTGCTTCGTCATCACCGCTACGCCGATCGCGTTTGCGAGGAAGGTTCGGCTCACCGGAAGCTCGAGCGTCTCGCAGCGCTCCTCGAGCAACGTGAGCGATGCGTGCTTGCTCGGCTTCAACGACTGGTAGAGCTCGGGGTTTCCCTCGTAGAACGTCTCGAGGAGGTAGTTGCCAACTTCTTCCAGTCCCTGCGAGACGGTGCGCGCGAGGATGTCTCGGATCTGCTTCGCGGCCTTGTCGACGAGTTTCTCATCCTGCTTCGTTGCGCTCGCCGGCAGCGCTGGCTCCTGCTCGGCGACAACGATTGCCTCGGTCGGGTTTTCTTCAGTTTTGCGTGCCACGTTGGCCTCCGTTCGGACGGAGGAAAGCATCGCACGGGCAACTCCGCAACGGGGTAGTTGCGGATTGCGAATCAGACGTCGGGGACCGTTGTGCTCCTGCACAAGCCGTGGAAGGGGGGAAACCCTATCCCAGCAGGGGCGAGGTCTCGCCCAGAGACGGCCCGCGAGTAGGCGCCGCGGTCGTCTCGAACTCCAACGCCCGACCGCTCGACGACCGCCAGCACGCCGCGCCCGCCATCTCGGTCGACCAGGAGCGCCCGCCTGCCGTCATCTCCCACTCGCTCGCGAACCCAAGGGCGGATCTGCTTGATGGCCGCAGGGTCTTCGGAGGACTCCATGCGGTCGAGCATCCTGATCGCGTCCTCGGTCTGAATGACCTTTCCGTCGAGGAACCGGCACGTGTCAGTGGTGTGCTCGTCGAGGACCGCGGACAGCATGTAGCGTTCGATGCCGGCCTCGGCGTAGGCGGAGATCTGCGAGAGGCTCCGCGATTCGCCCACGAACGAGGCGGCGATTACGTCCCAGTATGATGCCGAACGCTGCACCATGGCCGCGTTCGCGGCGCGGGCCAGGTCACCTGCGAGCTCGTCGCGGCCGAGCCCGTCCTCGAGACCTCGCGCCACGATCCGCTTGGCTTCGAGGCCGAGCGACTCGAGCCGACGACCGTACTCGTCGCGGACGAACAGGCTGTTGGCGCGCACTACGTAGGCCACCGCTCGCCGGTCCACGGCGTTGAAGTCGGCCGCAATGGAGAGGCCGCGCCGCCGCCCGTCGGATCGCGTCGCCGCCACCACATCGGACGCCGCACGCCCAAGCGGGGCCCGCACCTGCTCGTGGACGGTGGACACCGCGCGTCCGGCCACCGCGCGCGCCTGGCGAACGAGCTGGCTCCGCTGTGCGGGAGTCATTGCTCGCCAGTCGACGTCGAGGACCGCGACTGCCTGGCGCACAGCCTCGACCTCGGAGACGCGAGCCAGCCTGCGTAACAGGGCGGCGAGTCGCGAGACAGCCGCGTCGAAGCCTCGGGGCGTCGCCACCTCGAAGGCCTTCCGAACGGGAACGCCGAGACCGAGGAGCAGTTCGTCGGCTGCGCGCCGCGCACCTCGAATCAGGGCGAGGTCATCGGTAGGTGACGTCCCGCACACGGTCGTCCTCCTCGAGGGTGAGCTCGCCGGCGGCGAGGTGGATCAGGACGTTGCAGAACACGCATCGAGCAGGCAGCGAGAAGGAGACCGCCTCGTCGGGTGATTCGGAGATCACCAGGTCGGCCGCTCCATTGAGCACGGCGGTGACGAATCCGCAGCGGGGGCAGCAGACGTGGTAGCCGACGATGCCGCGGTAGGATCGGTCCTGCGGAACACGCCGCATTTCGCCCCGCGAGAGGAGGCAGGGGCGTTTGCTGGTCACGACCGCCTTCACGGAGCGCCCCGAATCACAAGCGGTCCGCGGCTCGCGCCTCGAACTTCGATTCCAGCGCCGGTAGGTCGGATCACGATGTCGTGGCAGCCCGTGCATTTGTCGCACACCGCGAACACGAGGAAGCCGTTGCGCCAGAGCGTGATGGCCTCGTCGAGGGTGCTGTGGCGCTTGCAGATTCGGCATTCGATGACGCCGCGGTCGGCGTCGGCCTGCGCTTGGGCAACCCAGGCCCGGTGGAGCGCGTCACGATCCATCGCTGTCCTCCTCGAACCACGACCGCCACTCGCCAGACGGCACAGCGAGCCTTTCCGGTTCAGGCCTGCGCATCTCGTCCCTCGCCATTTGCAGGCGTTCCCGCGATCGACGCTCCTCCTCGGCGGCGAGTTCCTCGCGCAGCGCGAGGAGGCGTTTGGCCTGGTCTATGAGGGTTTCGGTCGGGGGCTTCGGACGCAGGTCTTCGACGCCGTTTTGAATTCCCGCGAGCGTGAGAGTGATGGGGCGTTTTGTCCAGTCCGCGCCGAGCTTGGCGAACTCCCGGTTGAAGATGTCGCTCGCGAGCACGCGACCTTCCTCGGGAGTGAGCACGCCGACCCGAACGAGCTTCTCGACCATGTTGGTCATGCGCTCGGGGTCGCGGGTGACAGGCGTCTGCGAACGGAAGCGCCAGAAGCGGATGCCCATGTCGGCGAGGAGCTTGCGGTTGACGATGAAGTCGAACTCGTCGCGCTCGGGCTGGAAGACCTGGTCCTCGGCGAATCGAAGCTGGGCGTCGGCCACGGCCCGGTTGAAGTCGCGGCTGTCCCCACGCAGTAGGCGTGGCAGCCGGAATGCGCTGCCCACCTTGTCGATATTGCGCTCGTCGTATTGCTGGAACAGGGCGTCATGCTGCTGGGCCTCGGTGAGCGGACGGAGCTCGATGCGGGCGCGAGCGGCGTCGTTCGCGCTCGTAGCCCCCTCGGCCTCGAGGATAAGCACCTTGTGGAAGTTGTTCTTCCCCTTGAGGTTCTCTTCGATGAAACGCTCGATGCGCGGGACGGAGGCTTCGGAGAGCTTGCCGCCAGAGACCAAGAGCGCGAGTGGCGGCACGCTCTTGTTCTCGAAATACATGTAGTTGACCTCCTCCATCTGTCGCGAGCCCATCACGGCGAGCATGCCGCCGACCCAACGAGGGATGCCGTACGGCGACCGCGGGGACGGGATGGCGAAGTGAAGGATCTCGGTGGCGGGCGCATCGTCCAGAGAGCCGGCTCGCAGCGCCTCCAGGCTCGCAAACGGCTCGCCTGTGGTGCGCGACACGAACCGCGGGTCGCCGAACGCCTTGAAGAACGTGCGTTGCGTGTACTGCACCTGGAGAAAACGGCGCATGCGCTGCCGCGTGGTCACTCGTTCGAGCGTGACCGGCGAGATGCGCACGCTCTCCTCGACCGGCACTGGGGCAGCGTCGAGCGGAAGCAGTCGCATGGTGAACGAAGGCACGTACACGATCCTGGCCACCTCGCCCGCGGCGTTGCGTAGCACCTCCCAGTACGCGTTGCCCGTGACCTCGAGGTCCTGGCGTGTCCGTCGGCGCAGCTCGACGAACGAGTGGTCGAACGAGCAGAACTCGAAGAAGCTCGTCAGGCGCGCACGTTCGGTGCGGGCGAGCTGGACCAGCTCAAGCCGTCGGTCCTTGATCTCCTCCGGGGTCGGCTCGAACTCCGCCTCTGGCGGCAGCTCCCCGCGATCGCGCGCCGCCAGGCGCTCGAGGAAGATGCACTCGCCGACGCGCCGATCGGCGTCGTCCGCGTCGAAGTCGATCGCCGGATCGAGCCGGTGGCCGAAGCCGTCAATGTTCGTAGCGTACGCGTCGACGTTCTGGCGCAGGGAGTTCGAGTGCTCGAACAGCAGGCAGAGCGCCTCGGGGTCGTAGGGGGGCTCGAGCGCGCCCAGCGAGGCGAACACCGCGCCGACCTCGCCGCCCGGGCGCGAGGCCTGGTCGGGCGTGTCGGCGCCGAGAATGAGGGCCTTGAGGATCTCACCGGTCCGGTAGCCCTCGGAAATGGGCGTGGCAGCGGTCACGTCTTCACAGAGGCCTGACTACGCCGGTCTGGGGACGCTCAGACTCTTTTACGTGACCTTGGAGGTCTACGGCGCCACGGGTTCAATCCGCACGTCTCGGATGTTCTCGAACCAACATTCCAGGAAGTCGCAAAACTCGGTGGGTGATACCACTGCCACCGAATCATCCCCGCCGTCGGGGTTCTTGTTGGCGAAGATGACAAGCTGAATGGGGTCCCCCCGCGTGTAGAACCTCATATGAGCGAGCGAGTTTCGGATCGTGCCTATCAGAGAAATCGTCCTCGGTCCCTCGTCGATCGTCCTTGCTGCGCGCTGCCACTCAGCTGGATCATCGGCAATGTCGCGCTGGTGCCCATAGCGCCATGTGGTTGCTCTTGGCAGACCGAATTTCGACTTGAACGACGAGTTGAACAACGCTCGGAGCGCCCGCACGCTCGCCGGGAGGTCGGCGTCTCGCACGTCTGCGTTCTCCCTCAGCTTGTAGTACTCGTACGGAGCCATGATGGCGCAAGTAGCCGTCATCAGCGAGAACGTGACGCTCAAATCCTCTTGATTCGGCCCTTGCCCAACACGCGACTTGCATCTTTGGAAGATCTTGCCGCAGCGTTCCGGAAAGTCGCGGTAGACATTTTCGTACTCGCTCATGTCCGTGCTCCTCGAAGACCAACGTCTCACCGCCTACGCCGGCGATTCGGTGAACTGGCGCCGAGAACGAACCACCGACTCAGGGTCGAGAGGGCGTCTGCAAACTCGATTTCGCCGATCAGCGCAATATCGGTATCGCCCAGCCCATTCAGGGAAGGACCGAACACACCACGCACGACGCCGTGCTCATGGTGCGCGATGTAGAATCGATCGTGAAAATGAAGCTGTGCAGAAAATGGCTTGATACGTAGACGCGGGAATCGAGTCTTCGCTGCTGCTTCCCACCGCTCCCTGTTTGCAGAAGGTTTTTTTGGTCCGGGGGTGATGAAGAGATCCACGCTTCCCATGGTCTCGATGCGGAGGGCATCAAGGTACTTGAGGAAGTTCTCGAAGCCGCCAGGTGTGCCGTTTTCACTTCTGTCGGTGAGCAAGTAGGGATCCGTTACGATGACTTGAAGGATTTTCCCGTGTCCCGAATGGACCGTGCGCACCACATCGAGGAAGGCTTCTAGCGGGGGTTTGCGATCGGGCCCTCCTCCGACGCGCATAAGGTGAGTTACCAGGGGCTCCGCGGAGCGCTCCTCCGATATCGGCTTGAATGGGCACTCTGGGTGTGGGCACTCGCCGTCGATGCGAGGAGGCGCCGGTTGAGAGTCGGATGGGGCTCCTTCGATCCCACGTACCCAGTCTCGAACACGCGCAGCGAAGGATTCCGGATCGTCAACGACGAAATGGTGGACCGCCAGCAACACGGTGACAAACTCCCGACCTTCGTGTCCCGACTTCCATTCCTGGTCGAGGATCTCTGGTACGCTTCGTCGAATCGCGTCGAGATCAGCGGGGCGCGCTGGCAAGCCCAGGTTCAACCGAAGGATCCACTCCATGCCGGCACTCTACAGCACTTCGGTCGATGTGAACTACCCGATCACCCGCATCCCTACCTCGATCCCCGCTCCACCACGCCCCCCAGTCCGCTCCCGCTGACACGCGAGCGCGATCGCCCAGAACCTGTCCGCGTGCCCGCCGCGCGAGGTGCGCTCCGCGTCGAACGCCACCTTCCCCGATGGCAGCATGCGCTTCTTGATCGAGTGCACCTGCGCGACGAGATCCCTGTTCCGCGGCAGCGACACCTCGCGGCGCTGCAGGGTGATCTTGAAGTCCGTGGCCCAGCGCTCCTTCGCCTCGTTCGTGAGGTTCTCCGCGGCGACCTGCGGAAAGTCGCGGGCGAGGTTCTCAGCGAGGTTCATGCCGATGCCGCTGCGGTCGATCGACAGCCGTGCGACCGGGAGCACCTCGAGGAGCCGGCGCAGATCGGCTTCCTGCTCGGCGAACGGCGCCTCCGCATACGTGCGCAGCAGCCGGCAGGTGAAGCGCCCGCTGGTCTCCTCGAACACCGCGAGCTCTGAACGGTCGCGCGTGCGGCCGACGTCGAAGCCGGCCACGATGCGCCCCTCGGGCTCGGGGATGTCCGTGAAGTCGTCGGCGAGCACCAGCTCGTCGCTCGTGTTCGGCAGGATGAGATCGTAGGGGTAGTAGCTGTAGCTTTCGTCGACGAAGCTGCACTCGAGCTCCTGCTGGAAGTCCTCGAGCGCGAGGGAGTCGAACTGCTCGACGATCGCAGGCTTGCCGAACGTCGCCACGCGCTCCTCGGTGGTCATCGAGGGCGCCTCGGCGGCGGCGCGCTTCGGGTCGACGCAGAAGAACCGGCTCAGCCACCACGGCACCTCTTGCCTGCGGTGGTGCGGATACTTCCTGATCTCCTCGGTCGCGATCTCCCAGAAGATGCCACGTCGCCCGAGGGGCGTGGAGCAGCCGGTGAGCTGGCCGTTGCCCCGGAGGATGAGAGCGGTCGAGCCGCGGTAGACCTCGCGATCGGTGACGTAGTGCGCGAGCTCATCGAGATAAACATCTCCGCGTTTCCCACGCGGCGCCTTCGACGGGTTGGACAGGATGCGCGATAGGCGCTTGTGCATCCCGTTCGACTCGAACGACAACTCGGTTTTCGAGTCCACAACCAGGCGCTTCTGGTATGCGAGGGGAAGCTCCTCGTGCACCTGACGCGCGGTCAGGATCTTCTCTTTCGCGTCCTCGAGGTTGTAACTCACAAAGACCGCCGTGTGCTTCTCCCGCAGGTGGCATCGGGCCAGGGCCTCGAGCGCGAACACGAACGAGAAGCCAACCTGACGGCTCTTGGTGATCCAGCGGAAGCGCGATCGATTGCGAAGGAAGGCGACCTGGTAGGACTCAAGCTCGACCGGCTCGTCATCGAAGGTCGCCAGTCCGCAAAGGAATCCCCATTCCTCTGCGAGCCAGTCGGCAAACTCCTGCTCGGAGCGCTTCACCACCCCCAGCGTCATTGCCGCTTTCCCTTGCTGAAGCCGCCGGAAGAAGCCTGTATCGACGCATGAGCAACTACGCCGAATCCATCGCCCGCCCCCCACGCACCCTCACCGAACGCGAGGTCGCGCTGCTCCTGCGCACCACCGGCCAGCACGCGGCCGGATGGCGTGACCACGTGATCTTCGGTCTCGCCCTGGGCACTGGCCTGCGCGAGCACGAGATCCTCGCCCTCGACATCGGCGACGTGTTCGACAGCGACGGCAGCGCCCGGCGCCACGTCGTGCTGCGGGTCTTCAAGCGCGCCACCGAAGACCCCGCGCCGCAAGAGATCGTGCTGTCGGACACGCTCCGCGCGAAGCTCGAAAAGCTGCTGAAGCAGAAGCGCGCGGATGGGCAGGGCATCGCGCCCGCCGATCCGCTGTTCATCAGTCGCAAGCATCGCCGACTGTCGACGCGCCAGCTGCGCCATGCGTTCGCGGTCTGGCAGAAGCGCGCCGGCTTCGAGCGACACTTCAGCTTTCATTCGCTGAGGCATAGCGCGTGCTCGAATCTCTACCGACGCACGCGCGACATCCGGCTCACGCAGCGCTTCGCGCGGCACTGCTCCATCACCACGACCGGGATTTACACCCACCCGACCGACGAGGAGCTGGTCCGCTCGGTCCAAGAGCTCCCCTGCTGAAGGCTTACGACCCCACTTGCACAATGCAACCGACCGGGCCGAACCGACCGGCCTCGAGCAGCGGTCGGTTTCCAGAACCAGCCCCTGTCGAGATCGGCACCAGACACCCAGGGCAGGGCTCCGTTGGCGCCGAAAATCTGACCACCCCCCACCCCGCTGTACGTTGTAGGCAAGGGCCGGCATCCTGCCCCATCGAGGCCGAGCCGGCGGCGGAAAGCGGCGGTTCGATGCCGCGCAAATGCGCCGCGAATGATCGCTGATTCGCGCGAAGCGAGGGCACCCCGGGACCTCGAATGGCCGCTTTGTAACAAAAGCGGCTATTCGCATTCGCCCTCCGCATCGCGCGGCGGCGGCGGAAGCCTGTCGGCGAAGGCGTCCTCGCGCCTGAAGTCGGGCACCGTGGGCGGCCCGTGTTCTTCGTCGGCCCAGGCAGTCTGCTCAGCAGTGTCGCGAGACCCTGCGATTCCCGCAGGATTCGAATGACGGCCCGATGACGGCGAGCTCGGGGAGACTCGCCCAGTCTCGAGGCAGTCACGCGGAGCCACACCTCGCGAGCCCTCATCGCCGGGCGCACCGGGACCGGCCCCCCCGCCGCTCTCCCCGCGATTCGCGCAACGCTGCGCCGAATTCGGCCCCACGTGCGCTCCCCTTGGCTCCGGCGGGACGATGGTCGCCCTCGGCGACTCGTCGCATCGTGAGCCCGCCTGGCGCCCGGAACCGAGCACGGTCGCGGCCTGGTCGGAATCGCGGAACCGACCGGCAAACCGAGCGGGCGGTTCCTCGGCGGCCACCTCGATCGCGGGCGCGGGGGGCTCCGGAAGCGTTTTTTCGGTGTCCCCTTTCTCGGGTAGCGCGTTCTCCACTTCCCCACGCTCCTCCGACGAAGCATCGAGCGTGTGCATCATCTGCCGATGCCGAGCCTGCAGCGTCTCGAGCGAGAGCGCGGCGTGGATTTCCTGCCGGGAGTCGGCGTTCCCGAGGACGAACTCCTTGAGCCGCACCATCGTGTTGAAGTCGGCGGCGTTGTCGAAACGCACCCGATTCTCCGCGAGCGCGGTCTCGAATCCAATCAGGTAGGTGTCGATGATCCGCAGCTCGTCGTCCTTCGAGACGGCGATAGCCTTGGCCCGCATCTCGACGAGCTTCTGCTCGGCCTTCACCTGGATGCGCGCCTGCGCTTCCTTGCGGCGCCGCTGCACGTTGTGGGACTTCGCGTACTCGGCAATCACGCTATTCGAGACGCCGTAGCGCTCTGCCAGCTCGCGGTAGCTCGGGTAGTACACGGTCGTGCCGTTGCCGTCCTCGCAAGGCACCACCTCGCCGAACACGAGAATCCGATCGAGATCCTCGTAGGGCACCCGCGGCCCCTCGCCCTTGCGGGGCCTGCCGCCGCGACCGCGATCACCGAACATCAGCGACTCCTCGCTGCCCACCACTCGCGCAGCAGGTCGAGGAAGTCTTCGAGGTGCATCGCGATGAAGGCATGCTCCTTGTCGTCCTTGCACACTGCGACGGGCCAAAGCCCCTTGCCGAGCGAGTCCTCGGTCGCCTGCGCAAGGGCAGCCCGAGGATTCGTGCGTGCGCCGCGCTTGCACTCGAGGTGGAGGGCCGGCGCGACGACGTCCGCGCACTCGGCGCCGTCGCGGAACTGCATCCCGCGGTGCACGCGGTCCTTGCCGAAGACCTCGGCGAAGCGGTGGACCATCTCCCGCTCAAAATCATGTCCTTTGCGGCGTGAGCTTCTTCCGGGCATCGCACATCCTCCGGGGGTGGCAGAGCAGCGGCGGCTCAGGGCGGGGACGCGGCGATCACGTCCCGCAGTCGCTTCTTCGCCCTCGAGCGCACACGCTTCAGGCGTTGGTAGAGGCGCTCGCGCTCCTCGTCACTTTCGAGGTTCATCCGCGAGACGATCGAGTAGAGCGTCTCGGAACCAAGCTCGGTTTCCCGAACCAG